AAAGCCTGATCATCCCGCAGTCGGAAAAATGGCACGGGCTGTCGACCGCCGCCTTGAACGACGAAGAGAGCGACGAGGAAAAGGAATGGGCGGAGGCGCTTCGCGATTTCCTGTTCTCGCTGCGCTATTCCGCCAATTCGAACTTCGTGCCGGCAACGCAGGCCTGCCTGCGCAACGTCGTGCGCTACGGCCCGGCCTATCTCTACGCCGAGGAGGGCTTTGCGCCCCACACGCTGATCCGCTATGCCTCGATCCCCGTGGTCGAGGGCTATCTCTGCCGCAACCGCTGGGGTCAAGTCGATATTTTCCACCGCCGCTACGAGCGCACGGCGCGCCAGGCCGCACAGCTGCTCGGCTATGAGAAGCTGCCGGCGCGCATCAAAATGCTGGTCGATGATCCCGCCAAATGCGAGACCAAGATTTCGCTGATCCAGTGCATCCAGCCGCGCGACGAGCGCAAGATGTATCGGCTGGGCGGATCCTACCAGTATCTCGACACGGCCTTCGCCTCCTATCACGTCCTCGAGGACGAGGAGGTCATCGTCAGGGAAAGCGGTTTCCGCTCCTTCCCGGTGTCGTGCTTCAACTGGCGCCGTTACGAGGGCGACCCCTACGGCATTTCGCCGACCATCGAGGCGTTGACCACGGTGCGCGAAGAAAACGCCGTGCGCCGCTCCGGCCTCAGGGCCCTGCAGCAGGTCACCGATCCGGCGACCGCTTCGAAGGCGCGGCTCGACTATGTGCCGGTGCTCAATCCCGGCGAGAACTATCCCGGCCTGATCGACGATCAGGGACGACCGCTGATTGCGCCGATCGCTACGGGGCAGAACCCGACCTATGCGTTCAGCTACGCGGAAAGCCGGGCCGAGGAGATCCGCGACATGATGTTCGTCAATCTGTTCCAGACGCTGGTGCAGAACCCGCAGATGACGGCGACCGAAGCGCTGATCCGGCAGGAGGAAAAGGGCGCGCTGCTCGGACCCTCCGGCTCGATCATCCAGGCCGGTTTTGCCTCGAATCTCGACCGCGAGCTCGGCATCCTCGAGGACAAAGGATTATACGAGGAAGACAGCCGCTTCCTGCCGCCGGCGAGCCCTGCCGGCAAGGCGGTGCGGCCGACCTTCACCGGCCCGCTCGACGTGCTGCGCCGCTCGGCCGAGGCGCGCGATACAATCCAGGTGGTGACCACGGCCATGCAGATGGCGCAGTTCGACGCGAGCGTGATGGACAATATCGACGGCGACGAGGCGCTCAAGATCGTGCAGAGCGCCGGCCGCAGTCCGCAGCGCATCTTTCGCCGCCAGGACGAGGTTGCCGGTATCCGCGATGCCAGAGCCAAGGCGCTAGCTGCGCAGGCCGGCATGGCCGCGATCGCCAACGCCGGCAAGGTGGCCAAGGATGCCGTGCCCGCCGCCGTGCAGGCGCGCGACAGCGGTCTGCTCGACAGTCTCGGCGGGCTGATGTCGCAGGGCGGCGAGGGCGGCGCATGAGCGGCAAACGCTTCGCCCATTCGAGCCAGGCCGGCGGCCCGGCCAAGGCGCAGGATGCGCTGACCAAGGCCTATCTCAGGGTGTTCTCAGGCCAGGACGGAGAGATGGTGCTTGCCGACCTGACGGCGGCGACCGGCTATTACCGCCGCCCGTCCTATGGCGAGTGGCTGGCCAAGACGAAGACGCCGAACGGCTTCGAACTGCACAGCGCACTGAGCAATGCACGCGCCGAAGTGGTGCAGCACATCATGGGGTTCCTGACGCTGGACGAGGCGCAGCTGGCGGCGCTGGAGAAGGCGGCGAGGCTGGAGGGGAGGTAGGAGGGTTCGCCGAGGTCGGCATTATCGTTGCTTTCGCCAATTTACGATGCTTCCAAGAGGAGCGGTGCTGGCGAAGCTGCCAATCTCCCCACCTGTGGGGGAGATCGGCCGTCGCCGCTGATTTCGCAAATCGCCAACTTGAAAAGAAGGGGCCGGCGTGGAAGCCACCGAACTCTCCCAAGCGCGTTTCGCTATCGTCTCAATAGTTGCCGCTGTAATAGCGGTCGTCGCAAGGCGCCGTGTAGATGCGGCCGTAGCGATCCTGATAGCGGCAAAGCTGTTCGCCGCGCCGCTGCGGCGTTGTCGCGCTGCCCACGACCGCGCCCAGCAAGGCGCCGCTGGCTGCACCGACAACCGTGCTCTTGGTGTCGCGGCCCAGGGCCTGGCCGACGAGAGCGCCGCCCGCGCCGCCGACCAGAGCGCCCGTGGTCGCCCTCTGCTGGCCTTCGGTCTGCGCACATCCTGCCAGCGCGGCAGTGACAAGCAGGGCGGCAATGGATTTGTACATGGTCATCGTCTGATACTCCGTTGAGGCCTATGAACTAATACACCGGCTGGTTTTGCCAAGTGTTTGCCAAGTGCGGTCGCATTGCGGCGGAACAGCGGCACCGTGCCTCACGAAATAAGACATGGTTTCTTTCGTCTTGACGGCCAAGGCCTCCGGCTCGGAAGGCTCATGGTCAAACAAAAAGATCATAAAGATCAGGGTCAAACAAGACGATAGGGTCAGGCTCTATCGAAACGATCAGGCTTCGGCCGCAACGATTCCGCTCGCGGCGGGTCCAGCCGATCCCTCAAATCCCCCAGGAATGGAGAATGCAATGACCCGAGGTCTCCCCCGGACGCTTTCCCGTGCCGCCGCCCGAGAGGCCGGCCTTGCCCCGCCCAAGGCCGGGCTTGCCGCCAGCACCAGCGGGCAGGGCGGTTCGTTCCGCACCGTCTTTTCGCTCAACGCCATGCAGGTGCCGGTCACCGATGCACTTGCTTATGCCAGCCATAAGCTTTTCGATTTCCTCGGCGGCAAGGTGCGCATCAAGGGCGGCACCGCAAGGCTGCAATTCGCCGTGCTGACCACCCGCGCCTCGACCATCAACGACAATGCGGCACTGACCTGGTCGCTCGGGTCGGCGGCGGCGTCAAGCGCTGCGCTCGCCGGCACCATGGTCAATGTGCTGGCTTCGACCGGACGTACGCTGGACGGTGCCGGTGCTGCACTGTCGACCGCTTCGACCACCGATGTAGCGGCGGCTTTGACGCTCGATGGCACAGTGACGCCGGCCGACCTCTATCTCAACCTTGCCCTCGCCGCCGGCACCGATATCGACGCCGACGGCATGCTGGCCGTTACCGGAACGATCACGCTGCTGTGGGAGAATTGGGGCGATAACGCGTAGCGTTAATCTCCCCCCTTGAGGGGGAGATGTCGCCAAAGGCGACAGAGGTGCGACCGGGCCCGACCTCAGCGACAGATGGAGGTTTGCGCTTCACGCGTTGGTACCCCCCTCCGGCCTGCCGGCCATCTCCCCACAAGAGGGAGATACTGGGCCCCACCACCGGCTCCTATCATCAGCCTTTAACCTCAACAAAGGAACATCTCATGACAGATCTGGCAGACGCCGGGTCCGTGGTGGCTTCGCCACCGGCGGGCAACCTTGCACGGCCACCGGCCAACGGGGACAACGGGTCCGCCCCGCCGGCCGACAAGAGTTGGTTTGACGGTCTTTCCGAAGGCAACCGCAAGCTCGCTGAAACCAAGGGCTGGACCCAGCCCGAAAGCCTCGATCGGGTTTTCACATCCTATGCGGAGCTGGAACGGCAGCAGGACGAGAGCCTGCGCATTCCCGCAGCGGACGCACCTGGGGAAGACTGGGACAGGTTCCATGCCCGGTTGCCTGAGGCGATGCGCCCGCTGACATCGCCCGACAAGGTCGAGTACAGGCGCCCCGACGGGCTTCCCGAAGACTTCGCCTATTCGGACGAGCTCGCCAACGCGTCCAAGGCCTGGGCGGTCGAGGCCGGCGCCACCCCGAAGGTGGCGCAGGCCTATCACGACCGCTTCATCGGCTACATGGCCGAGCAGGCCAAGGTGCAGCAGATCGCCCTTGCCCGTTCGGTCGAGGCCACTCACGATGACTTGGTCAGGGATTGGGGACCGACCGACAGCGACGGCTTTCGTAGGAGACTCGAGGTCGCCAACCGGGCGATGAAGAAGCTCGGCCTGGTCGATGCCTACAAGGCGAAGGGCATCCTTCTGCCTGACGGCGCCTTGACCGATCCGCAGATCGCCAAGGCGTTCCACGCCATCGGCGAGGCGATGTTCAGGGAAGACACGATCGACGGCGGCGCGGCTTTGATCGGAGGCAATCCGTTCAGGCGCAACGCCGCCGGCGAATGCAACCTGACTGAGATCTCGGCCCTCGTCCGAAGCGATCCCGTTCGCGCCCGCCGGCTGGCACGCGAGGCCGGCGAAAACCCCGACCTGTGGATGCCCAACAACCCCCTCTAAAGCTGTGTCGATATTCAGGTGATGCCGGCCCGCAAACGACGGCTTTCTGCGCTTCCGGTGCTCACGGACCAGCGCGTGAC